TCATGCTGCGATCTCCTCATAGAGGCGCTGGAGAACCTTGCGCTCAGCTAGGCTCTCGCCCGTACAGGCTTCGCCCGTACAGTCGCCGTCGCCGTCGTCATCAAAGGTGCTGTCGTCAATCAAGAGAGGCTGTTCGATGGCCCAGCGCTTGAGATCAGCGTAGCTGTATTCAGTCACGAACCGGCGGCCAGCCGGGGTCGCGGAGGGACTGTCCATCGTGATCAGGCTCTCGCTCTCGATCCACCAATCTGCCGACGCCGGATCGTCGCCGATCAAGCGCTGAAGCTTCATCCGGGCCTTCAGGAAGCAGTTGTCGCAGTTGCCCTCGTAGTCATGCAGACCGAGATCAAAACCCTGCGGCAGATCGGTCGAAGGAAAGCGCTCCGTCTCGCCAAGCCAGAACCGCATGACCATCCGCTTGATGATCTTCGCGGTGCCCAAGGGCATGGCGGAGGTCCAGCGCTCCTTGCCAGTCGAGTTTGCGTGAAGCCGCTTCAGGATGCGGTGGCCTTCGTCGTGGCGTAGGCCGACGATATTGAGCCATTTGGTCCACCCGAGTTCGCGCATGACGTAGTGCTTCATCACCCGAACCTTCAGTTCGGCCGTGCAGAAGCGGGTCACCGCGTTCGGCAGATATCCTTTCTTGACGATCAGAGCGCGGAACGGCTCGCCCTTTCGGCTGGCGCTGTTCAGGCCGACGATCTGGAAGCCGGGCTCTCCATCCACCCATTCCAGCCAGACGATGTTCACACCCCAGCGCTGGCCGCACTCATAGACGAAGCGCAGTGTCTCCTCGCGCTCTTTGCCGGTGTTGGTGAAGACCACAATCACGTCGTGGGGCAGCTGGCCGCCCCAAGCGACGAGGATGCACCACAGCATCAAAGCCGACGTCCTGCCGCCCGAGAAGCTGATGAGGGCTGGACCTTCGATGCGGAAGGCTGCGATGAACTGTTCTTCGGTGATCGGCAGCCTGAGGTGCCGGATCGCCTCGGCGACAGATGGAAAGGTCGCGCTCATTCCCCCGCCTCCGCAGGTGCTGCGGAGAGGGCGCTCTCACGTTTGATGATCTGCGCCGTCACCCATGCGGACGCTCCCTCCAAGTCGCCCCTCGTTACGGCCGGGTCCCAGTCTCCATCGCCATCTTCGCCCGCCAGCATGGCGGACAGCGCATTATCCATAGCGATGAGACGTCTCAGGGTCAGTCGAGCCATCACCGCCCCTCCTGTTGCAGGGCGGCGAGGGCTTCCTTCAGTCCGGCAATGCGGCCGCGATCCCATGCCCCGTGCGTAGGTCCGCTGAGAGGGGCGTGGATTTCGGCGCGGATCGCCTCGACCGCCACGCGCAGCTTCTCAGCCTCTGGCGCGGGTGGGGTGGTGTAGAAATCATGGAAGCAGCCAAGGCAACGATCACTGGGCTTCTTCGCTCCGCATCCACCACACGCCACCGGCTGCGCTTCCTCGCGGGCTTGGGGCTGGGCGCTGAGGGGAGGCTTTGACCGCGCGACATCTTCTTCGGCCACGGTGCAATCACAACCGGGCTGATGCTCGCACGGCTCCCCCTCCTCTGCCGGGGCTTCCTCGCGGGTGGCGAGGGCGGCCAGAAGGCGGCGTCCGAGGTCTTTCGGGATCGTCAGGCTCTTTTTGCGGCGAGCTGCAATCAGGTAGTCGTGAAGTTCAGCGGTAAGCCCCGCACGATCCACCGCCCCGCCTTCCTCGCGCACAGGGGCGGCGGTGAGCATGGCGAACACCCGATCCGCCAAGCGGGCCGCGTCTTCGTCGTTTTCCAGATGGCGGTCAGGGTCGATGACCAGGACGGTTTCGCCAGTCCCGTCGACGATGGCGGCATCGCCCTGGCGGCGGAGCGGTAGGGCGTAGGGGGCCAAGGCGTCCGTGGTCACAGGATGCGCTCCTTGCGGCAGAGGAAGAGGAAGGCGCGGTGCGCCAGATGGAGGAGGCGGCCGGCCATCGGGCGGCCGGGCCATCAGCCGCCGGCGGCCGCGACGAGCGCGGCGGCGGGATCGGCCAGGGGGGCGGGAACGGCGTCGTTCGCGACGGGGCGGGCGGCCGAGGGGGCGACGGGCGCCGCCTCATGGGCGGCCCAGCGGCGGCCGTTGATGAAGTCGGTGACGGCGCGCAGGGCCCAGCGCGGGCGCTGGCCCTTCCCCCCACCCAGAAAGGGCGGAGGGAAGCCGTCGAGGGTGCGCCAGTTGGACTGGAGCCAGTGGTAGCCGACGCCCAGACGGTCGGCCACGCCGCGCAGGTCAAGAACGTCGGGAGGGAGCATCAGGCGCCGTCCTCGCCCGCCGCGCCGATCGTGCCGGGGGCGTAGTGGCCCAGCGTCAGCTGGCCCAGGTGGCGGCGCGCCTCATGCGTGGGTTTGATGCCGCCGCAGATCCCGGCGGTGGGCACGTCTTCGGCCAGGCCCGCCTGGATCCAGCCGTCCACCGTCGCCTGATCGACATAGGGGGCGCCGTAGGTGGCGCTGTAGCCCTCGGCCGACTTGTAGAGGCGGCGGCTTTCGACCAGCAGGCGCAGCTCTCGCGCGCGGACGGCGATCGGTGCCGTCTCGGCGTTAGCGTCGTTGGTCATCTGGGCCAGGCTGTCGCCGTGGTCGTCGTCGTCTTCCACGCACAGGGGGCACAGGCCGTCCTCAAGAACGCCGACAGGGTTAGCGTCTCCGCAGTTGCTGCAGGGCGCGTGAGGGTCAGCGGCTTCGACTTCCTCGGCCGTGAAGGTGTCGGCGTCGTCGGCGTGGTCCTCGATCACCTGGGCGACCAGATCCGGCTCGGCCTCGGCGATCGCGGCAAGGGCGTCGCCGCCAGATGCTTGGGCGGCGGCGTTGGCTTCGTCCACTTCGCGCTCGATGGCTTCCAGCTTCTCGGGGCTGTCGCCGGGCGTGGTGCGGGCGTCGGCCAGGTCGTCAACAGCGTCCGACTGTGCCGGCGGGGTCTGCTGCGCGTTCGGCGGGCCGTCGTCAGGGTGGTTGGGGTCGCCCTCGGCCGTGGCCATGGGCGCGGTTTTGTTGCCCGGCAGGGAGCCGCCGTTGCGGCCGTCGCCGTCGCGGTCGAGCGGCAGGGTGCGGTGAGGTTTGCGGGTCAATTCAGGCTTCCTTTCGCGGCTTCGAGGGCGCGCGCGAAGGCGTCGGCCTCGTCGGTGCCGTGGCGGACGACGCTGCGCCCCTTGCCCGTCACGGGGTTGTAGTCGGGGCTGGTCAGGACGCAGACCTTGCGTCCGTTGACTTCGGGGTGGGCGCGGACGGCGGCCTTCCAGCCGGTCAGGCCTGCGTCGCGCACGGCGGCGGTGTGCTGATCGTCGCTCACGATGCGGCGGCCATGATCTGGATGACGGCGAAGGCCAGGACGACGGCGGCGATCGCCGCCCGCGTAAGCAGCAGGGCGCGGCCATGACGGCGGCGCGGCCGCATCCAGACCACGACCGGCAGGGCCGGTTCGCCCAGGCGGTGATACTCGACCGGCGGCGTGGCCTCAGGGTCGGGCGCGTAGGTGAAGAAGGGGGCGCTCATTGACGGGCGTCCCAGGTCAGGGCGCCGAGATAGGCCAGGGCGACCGCGATGAAGGCGCAGGCGACGGCCGGGACGAGCGCGCCAAGATAGGCGTAGCCCGCGCCGCGCACGGCCTCGGCGACGGCCTGCGCGCAAAGAGCGGCAGCGGCGCAGCTGATTGTGGCCTTTCGGCCGGGGGCGGAAGTCCTGTCGGGCATGTGGCCCTCCCGTTGGCTGAGGAGGGCATCAAGATGTTGTTCGGACGTAATGTCAAGACAGAGTGTCTATACGGAGCGGCCTGCTATTGTGGGATAGGTTGGGTCATCGAATAGTGTTTGGCGGCTGAGGCTATGGGGCGCGCGGATTTGCTAATCGGGTTCGGCGGGTTGAACCTGCTGGTGGCACTCGTTCTGGGCGCTGGGGCCTTGTGGGTTGGCCGACGCGATGCTGCGATGATCCACTGCGCGGTTCGCCTCGCGCCGTTGGCGGCCCGAGCCGCCACTTCTGGGCTGCCGACGTGGAAGCTGTCCATCCTGGCGCTTCGGCGCGTCCTGTTGCCGGCTGAGGTGGCCCTCTTCGGGCTGGTTCTGGGCTGGGGCGGCCTGGCGGCGGGTGTGGTGGCCGCGCTAGGGATGTGGGGGTTCAGCGTCGCCCGGGCGGGCCGCATCCTCTACGAGGGCGCGCCCGGTGATCCCTTGGAAGAGGGTTATCAGGGCTATACGGCCAGAGGGCTGATCGAGGCGGCTTTGATTGGAGCCGGGTATGTGGCTGCGTTTTCGTCGACCGTGTTATCGGCGTTCGCAACCTGACGTTTAGCCGCGCCCGACGACGGCGTGCATGGCGGCGATCTCGTCGACAGCGAAGGTCAGTTCGCTGTCGGGGTTCAGTTGGCGCACGGTCACGACGCCGTCGGCTCGTCTAACGAACCGCTTTAGGTAGCCAAACCCTTCGCTGGTGACGACGACGCAGTCCTGTTCTCGGGCTGGCCATTGATTTGGCGCGATATAGACGGTCTCGCCGGGCTCGTAGCGCGGGGACATGCTTTCGTCGGAGACTCGAAGGGCAAATGCGCCGCGAACATTGAGCTGATTGGGGTGGCGCGGCACCGCGCCGAGAAGGGTTTGTTCGGCGAAGGTTAGGCGCTCCGCGCTAGCTGCGCCCGCCCATCCGTATAGCGGCACCAGGCCGGGCATGACCGCCACTTCGCCACCGTCGTGGCTCTCGGGGATCTCGCCGCCCAGCCACTCCTCGATCCGGTTCCATTCGTGGCGCTGGATCTGGCGCTGGCCCTTGATGATGCGGGTGACCTGGGAGCCGTCGAGCCCAAGCAGTCGGCCCAGATCAGCGTTCGTCTTGCCTGCCCCGTAGATGCGATCGAACAGGGTGCGCAGTTCTGCGGTGGCGGGCTCGGCGCGGCGGCGTGTGTCGGACATGCGGACGACTTTGGACGAAATGTCCAAACGGCGTCCTTGACGCGGTTCGCAAATCACTTGAGCCATAAGTCCAGACATTGTGTCTGGAGAATATGTCAAATGTCGCCCGAGGGCAAATACAGCCCCGCTCAGCGGGAGGTGCTGCGCATCGGCACCACCAAAATCGCCTATTGGACGGGCCGCAGCGAGAGCGCGGTGTACAAATGGCTGACCCGTCGGCCAGCAGTTTCGCCGATCCCGCCTGAGCATCTGCCAGCTGTGGTTGCAGGCGCTAGGGCTGATGGTTTGGAAATCAATCTTGAGCTGCTGTGGCCGGACGGCGTGCGAGTTCTCGGGGCGGCGGCATGATTGCTCTCTCGATGAACAGCGGTGCGAGTGGCTTACTTGCTTCTCAGCTAAGAGCAGCCGGCGCTCTTTCTATCCGTTGTCGATCTAGTGTGAGGGTCCGAAAGGACTTTGACAGGCAGGTCGATAGCAACTGCGGCGAATGGGTTTGCTGGCCATGGACGGGGAGCAGAACCCCGAGCGGCTATGGCATGACGCGCGTCTGGCATCACGGCGCAGGCGTCGCAGCCAACGCCCACAGGGTCGCCTACTACAAGGCCACCGGCTTCTGGCATTGGGGCCAGTCGGGCTATGTGATCCGGCACCTGTGCCATAACCCGGACTTCTGCAATCCCCGTCATCTGCTGGTCGGCACGCGAGGCGAGAACGCCTGGGACGACTACATGCGTCAGATGGGCGTCGATCTGATCGCCATCCGGCGAGAGCTGGAGCGCGGGCCGTTCCTGGTGCTGGCGGGGGTGGCGGCATGACCCGGCCAATCTATGTCCTCAACGCTGATGCCGATCCGGCCTCAGGCGGCGAGATCGGCGCGCTTTCGGCCGCCTCTCTCGCGTGGCTCAGGCGGCGCTTCGTTGTTGTTGGAACGTCATCATCCGACATCGTTCTGTCGAGCTGCAGCCAGTCGCTCAGCGGCATCGACCAAGGCGGCGCCTTGTTCTCGCATGGCGGCGATGGCGGCGACCCTGAGGGCCGGATCGTCGATACGAGCGTCGGCGAAGGTGGCCAGGAGGCCCTCGGCGATGACGCCGGCTTCGTCAACCGGGTTGCTGTCGAACGAGGTGGCGCGCCAGTGGACCATGAGGTTCAGGGTGGTCAGGGCGAGGTGTTCGACAGCCAGCATACGGCCAGCGAGAAAAGTGTCCATGAGGCGGTCCTGAAGTTGGCGCGTCTGGCGGCGCATTGGCCGCTCAAGCTGAAGCGAGTCCGCCGGGGAGGCCAGTCATGACCCCCGTGGACCTGAACCTGCAGCGCTGGTTCCGCCTGATCGCCGAGGCGCACATGGCCGTGGAAAGCGGCGACGTGCGGTCGCTGGAGAAGCGGGCGACGGCGATGCGCGAGGCTCCGTCGCCCGCCGTTGGGGCGGGCCGGGCGGCGTGCAACACCTTTCGCTGGGCCTGTCTGTGGTTCGTCCATGCCGACGCGAGCCACAGGGCCGGGCTGGCCCCGACCCTGTTGACGATCGCCGCCCAGGTCGAGCGCGAGCTGACGCCGCCCGAGCCGGATCCTGTCGCGGTCGCGGCGGCCAATGCGCCGGACCTGTTCGATCCGGCGTGGTCGCGGCGCGCGGACATCGGGGGCTGAACCATGGGGGCGTTTGAGCGCGAGGCCGGGATGCAGGCGGCCATCGACGCGGCGGGCGGGGTGCGTCCGCTGGCGCGCAGGCTGGGGGTTCACGCCAGCAGCATTTCGCGAATGCGACGGGCGCCGCGCGACAGTCTGTTCGCCCTGGCGCGGGCCGCCGGGGTCGAGCCCGAGACGGTGCGGCCGGATCTGGCCGACTGGATCGAGGCCGAGCGGCGGCGCGGCTGGATGGAGCGGGCGCGGGCGCGGTTCGCGATCAGCAGCGGGCTGGACGGGGCGTCGGCCAGGGTCAGCCGCAGGAGCGGCGAGGCGGCGGTGATGGATCTGCTGGACCTCGGCCTGGTGGTCGCGGCCGTGCGGTTCGCGGCGGGCGAGCGCGGGCTGACGCCGGCGGCGGTGATGACCGCGCCGCGCGGCGGGGCGGGCGGCGCCCCGACCCCGGAACAGTCGGCGCGGTCGCTGGCCATGGGGCTGGCCGTCGCGGTCGGGCGTGTGTCGTCCGAGACGACGGCGCAGATCCTGGGCGTTACGCGCCAGGCCGTGGACAACGCGGCGGAGCGATACCTGCGCGCGCGAGACGGTGACGACGACGCCAAGGACGGCCGGGTGATCGAGCGCGGCCGCCTGCGCAAGGCCAAGACGGCGGACGACAGCCTGTGGGACGCGCAGCGCCGGTTCGCGGCGCAGCTGGCGGGGGGCGAAGGGTGATGGCGGTGCGCGAGAGGGCGCTGCTGCGCGCATGGCTGGAGCACGTTGCACAGCAGGCCATCGACTGGCTGGACGAGTTGGATGCGGCCGAGGCCGATCTGGAAGACGACGAACGCGAGCCGCTGCTCTGTCGCGAGGAGGGCCTGCTGTGAAGCTGTCCCTGACCAAGGTGGAGCGCCGTCAGGTTCAGATCGTGCGCGAGGAGCTGACGCCCTGGGGCCTGACGACGGCCGTGGAGATGGGCGGCAAGCACCTGTCGGTGCGGGTCCATGCCCGCGACGGCGGGGTGCATCGCATCACCCTGAGCTGCACCCCGCGCTGCGGCGACGCCGCCGTGAACATGACGCGACAGAAGGTGCGCAAGCTGCTGCGCCTGATCAACGGGAGGGCGGGGTATTGAGCGACTATCGCCCGAACATCGGCCGTCCGCTGGAGATCACGGTGCGCGAGATCTCGGCCATGCTGGCGGATCGCATCGACAGCGTGTGCCGGGCGTTGGGCCTGACCGGCGCCATCGTCCAAGGCGCGCTGTTGCCGCGCAATCCGACGCGAAACGACCGGAACCCCGGATCGTTCGTGATCCAGCTGTCGGGGCAGCGTCAGGGGCGTTGGGACGAATACGCCACCGGGGACTGGGGCGATGCGCTGGATCTGGTGGCCTATATCCAGTTCGGCCGGGTGGACCGGGCGTCCAAGCGTGAGGCCCTGACCTGGGCCAAGCGGTTCCTGGGCGTCGGCGACGCCAGCCATATGGATCCGGCGCATTCGGCCAAGCTGCGCGCCGCCCGCGACGAGATGGAGCGCAACACCGAACGGGCGCAGGCGCTGGCCCTGAACAACATGGCCAAGGATCGGCGGCGGGCGCAGGCGATGTTCCTGGAGGCCAAGCCGCTGGCGCCGGGCCTGCCGGGGTGGACCTATCTGACCGAGGAGCGGGGGATCGACCTGACCCGGCTGGAGCGGTTGCCGTGGGCGGTGCGGTCGCACCACGCCATGCGCCATGTCGAGACGGACCGGACGGTGCCGTGCCTGATTTCGGCGCTGCTGTTCCCCGACGGATCGTTCGGCGGGGTGCATCGGATCTTCCTGGAGCCGGACGGGCGGGAGAAGCTGAAGGCGGACCCGCATGTGGCGGTCAAGAAGATCTGGCCGCGCGGATGGCACGGGGCCTTCATCCCGATCAGCCGCGGGGCGACGAAGCTGTCGCCGCGCGAGGCGGTGAAGAAGGGGCTGAGCGACGAGTGCGCCTATGCCGAGGGGGTGGAAGACGCCTTCACGGTGGCGCTGCTGACGCCGGAATGGCGGGTGTCGGCCGTGGGCGCCAGCGCCAACTTCGCCCATGTGGATCCGGCCGACAGCGCCAAGGCGGTGATCGCCATCCGCGACCGGGATCCCAGCCGCAAGGTGCGCGACGGGGTGACGCGCAAGGTCGATGAGCTGAGGGCCAAGGCCGAGGCGCGGGATCTGCCGTTTTTCGAGAGTTGGCCCGCGCGCGGGTTCAAGGACTTCAACGACATGCTGCGCGGGGTGCGGTCATGAGCAATATCTATGACCATCAGGGCGATTTCTTGATGCCCTATCCGGCGTTTGCCGATCGGGTCTATCCTGACAAGGGCTGGATGGGCAACTTTGTTGTCTGGTCGCTGCATGGATCAGAGCCGGTTCGCGAGCGGCCTCACCTGCACAAGATTTTCTACGTCGATATCCATGCTGTTGTGGTTCCGCTGGGGGTGCAGCTCTACACGGCCGAAGATCAACGCCTGTTTCTGCTTTGGGCTGAGCACCACGACGAAAGTATACCGGCCGCGCTCTGCTTCGATCCTAAAAGTTCGGCTTCAGCATGACTGCTCGCCTAATCCCCGGATCCAATCAGCTCAGGGGACGAAACCCTTTCACCTGGGCGGAATATGATCGGCTTCCAGCGGCCGTGCGGCGCGTGATGATGTTCGCTCCCTGCTGCCTGGGCTCTCGCCGCGCCCGCAACAATCTGCTGCGCGGGCGCACGGTGGCCGAGGTCTGCGCGATCGAGCGCGGCGTGGCCGCCGGCATCACGCGACGCGACATTCTGGAGGCCTATGGGCCTGACCACCCCTATCTGAGTAAACAGGCATGACGCCCGATCAAAGAAAGGCGGCGCGCAAGGCCGCCCAGGCCGAGGCCGAACGTAAGCGCAAGCGCGCCCTGGATCGACTGGACGGGGTCGAGCTGGATAAGCCTGAGCCGCTGGATCCCGAACCCGATGCGGAGGTGGATCCCGAGGCGGCCGAGGAGGCGTTCGCGCATGGATCCATCGCGCCCGTGACGTCAGAAGAGGCGTTCATGGAGGCGCGGGCGGCCCTGCTGGACGTGTCCACGCCCACGGATCGGTCGGAGAAGGCCAAGCGGGCCGAGGCCGCCGCGCGTCTGGTGCAGGGGTTCAGCTGGGCGGCCGACGAGCTGGGCCTGCCGCCGCACATGCCGGTGCGGCCGCTGGGCAAGCGCAAGTCGCATATGTATTTCCTCGACCCGAACGACGAGTTCGTGGAGCTGTCGGCGGGAAAGCTGAACCAGCAGGGCGAGATCGACAATCTGTTCGGCCCGGCGATCGGCTATCTGTGGTCCTTCTATGGCAAGCAGTCGTCCAACGGCGAGCTGCGCATCAAATACGAAGACGTGCGGCGCCACCTGACGGGGGCGTGCGGGCGGCTGGTGGCGCGGACGGGCCTGTTCGACCCCATGCGCAAGGTGCGCGGGCGCGGGGCGTGGCGAACGGACGGCGGGGTTCTGGTGCTGCACCTGGGGTCGCGCCTGTGGATCGGCGGCGTCGAACAGGATCTGGGCGAGGTCGAAGGCCACGTCTATGCGCGGGACGTGGATCTGTCGCCGCCGGCGTCGGCCGCCATGTCCGACGAGCTGGCCAGTCTGTTCTTTGAGGCGGGCCTGTTGGAGGGCGACGATCGGTCCAAGGCGCCCGGCCGATGGATGCTGAAGGCCATGAAGACGTGGAACTGGAAGCGGCCTGAGCTGGATCCCCGTCTGGTGCTGGGATACGTCGTCTGCGTCTTTCTGGGGGCGGCGCTGAGGTGGCGGCCGGCCATCTATCCGATCGGGGACAAGGCGTCGGGGAAGTCGTCGTTGCTGGCGTTGGTCAAGGCGGTGCTGGGCGATCGGCTGATGGATCTGGCCGACCCGTCGGGGCCGGGCATCTATCAGTCGCTGGGGCTGGCGGCCATCGGCGTGTGGGCCGACGAGTTCGAGCAGGAGGGCGAGAGCGCGGCCGACGCGCGAGCGGCGGCGGTGATGCGCCTGGCGCGATACGCCTCGGACGGCAAGAACGTGGTGCGCGGCGGGGCCGAGGGCGTGCCGACCAACTATCAGGCGCGCGGGACGTTCGGGTTCACCGGCATCAACCCCCCACCCATGAAGCCGGCCGAGCTCAGCCGCATCGCCATGCCCATGCTGTCGCAGCTGACGGACGCCAGCGCCAAGGCGCCCGAGCTGTCGGCCGCGCTGGGCGACGAGCTGGGGCGGCACATGCTGAGGCGGATCGTCGATCGCTGGCATGAGTGGCCGGACGTTCTGACGGCGTGGCGGGGCGTGTTGCTGAGCCACGGCCATGACAGCCGGGCGGCCGACACCTTCGGCACTCTGCTGGCGGCGTCGCACCTGGTGCTGGACGACGGGGTGCCGCTGGCGGCGCAGATCGACCCGCTGGCCAAACACCTGCCGCGCGCGACCATGAACGAAACGCAGGACGACCGGGCCAACTGGGAGAAGTGCATCGACCGCCTGTTGCAGGCCCAGCCGGATGCGTGGCGCCAGAACAAGTATCGGTCGGTCGGGGAGTTCCTGACCGCCGTGCTGGACGATCGGCCCAAGGACGACGTGATGGAGACGACGCCGATGGCGGCGCGTGACCGGCTGGCGACGGCCGGGCTGGGCCTCTGCACGCCGACGGGCGGGCCGTTGCAGGGGCGGTTGTGCCTGGCCGTGCCGTCCAATCACGTCGAGGTCGCCAAGCTGTTCGAGCGGTCGCTGTGGGCCATGGGCGTGGGCGCCGTTCAGGGCGGCTGGGCCACGGCGCTGAAGTTCGCGCCCGAGGACGTGGTGGATCACCGCAAACAGCGCGTCGACGGGCGGTCGGTGCAGTGTTCGCTGCTGGCGCTGGATAAGGTGATCGACGTGGCGGGGGATGGCGAGGCCCAGACCCAGGTGGCGAGGGCGGCCTAGTCAGGCTCCAAGCATGGAAAAAGGAGGGGCTCGCCAGCGATCAGCTGGCGGGCCTCGACGCGTGCGGCCGACCAGGCCGCACACCCTTTGATCTTCCCTAAGCTGTCGAGCGCAGCGCGCCGCAGGCGCGCGGTGCGCGCTCGACCCCGAACCCCCTGACCCCTTGCATCAGAAGCGACGGCGGCCGCCAGTGGCGCGGGATGCGGCCTGATCCATCCCACCCACCCACACCCCGACCCTTTGGTGGAGAGAAGACGGGGGCGGCAGGCGTGGAGTTAGGAATAACTCGCAAAGCTTAATCCCAAGGCGCGGGCTTGACTTGCCACAGGGTGCGGGGGGAAGGTCGCGGTTCAGGCGACTGCGCTTCGCCTGTTCCGGTTGTTCCGGCTGTTCCGAGCCAAGGCGGAACAAGAAAAGCGCGCAAATCCAACAACTTAGGCTGCTGTTCCGGTTGTTCCGGCTGTTCCGGGTGGTTTGCACATGCGCGCGCTTATTCGCGTGACGCTCTCGCGTGGGCGCGCGCGCGATGATGATTTTGATGGAACATCCGGAACAGGTGGAACAGACCTTTAAAAGAGGCGCGGCGCTTGGATTCAAGCCTGTTCCGACCATGCGCCGTGGCCTCGGAACAACCGGAACAGCGGCGGCGTTGCGCCTCGTCGCCCTGGCCGATGCTGCGCCTGAATAAACAACGAGGGTGATATGTCAGGCGGCGTTCGGGCGGCTCTGGATCAGGCGGTGGAAGGCGAAGCCGACATGGGCGAGATCGTCCAGGCCGGTCTGTTCGAGGAGTTGGAGCCGTGCGAGACCGGCGCCCTCGACGCGCCGTCGCCTCTGTCGGCCGCCCTGCCATCGGCCGGGCGCAGGCCTGGGCGGCCCAAGGGGTCGAAGAACAGGCGGACCGAGGCCGTGACGGCATGGCTGCTCCAGCAGCACCGGCACCCGCTCGCCGTCATGATGGAGGCCTATTCCATGGCCCCGGCCGCCTTCGCCAAGTCGATCGGGATCACCAATCCCGATGCTGACACCCTGCTGGACATCGTGAAGCTGCAGTTGCGCATGGCCGAGGCCGTCGCGCCCTACGTCGCTCAGAAACTGCCTCAGGCGGTGCAGGTCGAGGGCGGAGCGGCCCTGACGCTGAACTTCGGCGGCGTCCACCTGGGCGCAGGAGGGGTCTCCAGTCCCGCGCGCGGGGAGGCTCCGGAGATTTCCGTGGGCGCTGGAATGGCCGTTCGGCTGGGCCAAGTCGGACGGGAAAAGTCGGACGGCGATCTAGGCGACTGATTTCAAACAGGTTTGCCGGTAACGGGACGTTAGCGGAGCGCCCCCTCCAGAGGAGGCCTCCCCCCAAAGCCGGCGCGGCAACCCCTTATGTGGGTGCGTTCCCGCACTATTCGGCGTTGCCGATTTGGAGGGCCGTCGAACCTGCAACCTGCCCCGAGGGTCCGGGGTGCGGGTTCGGAGATAAGGCGTGTTCGACGCCAGGACTTACATTCCCGGCGGGGCGAAGCTTCAGGCGTTCCACGAGAGCAACGCTTTCATTCGCTTGATGGCAGGGCCGATCGGATCTGGCAAGACCGTGGGTGCGGGGGTCGCCGAGCCGTTCTTCACGGCCATGACGCAGAAGCCTGACAGCAACGGCGTCAGGACGGCCGTGGTCGGGGTGCTGCGCGACAACTACCGCAACCTCTACGCCACGACGATGAAGACGTGGCTGAACTGGGTGCCGAAGGATTTCGGCCACTACACCGGCTCGGATGACCGCCCGGCGGTGCATGAACTGGAGTTCCCGGCGCCCTTCGTGGACGGGACGCCCGGCGGCGGCCTGTGCCGTCTGCGGGTCGAGTGGCGGGCGCTGGGGACGCACACCGTCGAGGCGACCTGTCGCGGCTGGGAGCTGCACGGCGCCTATGTGGACGAAGCGGACACCACGCCTTTCGAGGCGATCAGCTTCCTGGCCGGGCGGGTGAAGCGGGGCGGGCGCAAGGAAACGCGCGTGTCGCGCGGTGTCTGGGTGACGTTCAACAAGCCCGACACCGACCACCCGCTTTTCGATCTGTGCGTCGATCAGGCGGCCAGCCATCGCGAGAACGGCACGGAGTTTTTCGACCAGCCCTCGGCGATCCTGCCGGGCGGGCCGCCCTATGTGACAAACCCGCTGGCCGAGAACCTGGCGAACCTGGACGCCGACTATTACGAGGTTTCGGCGCGCGGCCAGCCCGAATGGTATGTGCGGCGGATGATCCGCAACCAGTGGGGCGCCTCGGTCGCGGGCGAGCCGGTGTTCGGCGAGGTGGATCTGGATCGGCTGTTCTCGCCGGTCGAGCTGGAGCCGGAGCCGGGATCAGAGCTGTTCCTGGGCATCGACGGCGGCGGGACGCCGGCGGCGGTGATCTGCGGTCGCGACCGGATGGGGCGGCGGATCATCTACGCCGAGGTGGTGCTGACCGATCCGACGGACCCGCGCGGGCGGCGGATCTTGCACGGGGTCGGGCCCAAGCGGTTCGCCCAGGCGCTGGGCGACGTGCTGCATCCCCGGTTCAGCCGGTGCCGGATCAGCATCGGCTGGGGCGACCCGGCGGCCTTCTATGGCGCCGACCGGGAGATGGGCGAGTTCGCCGACATCGAGATCGCCTGCAATCAGCTGAACATCCCGATCCAGCCTGCGCCGTCCAATGAGCTGGGGCTGCGGCATGAGGCGGTGCGCATCCCGATGCTGCGGATCAACCAATACGATCAGCGGCCGGATCTGATCATCAATCCGTCGTGCCGCTGGCTGCGGCGCGGCTTCGGCGGCGATTACCGCTGGGAGGCGCGCGATCCGAAACAGCCGGCGAAGCGGCTGAGGGTGCAGAAGTCCAACTCGTCCCACGCCATGGAGGCGGCGCAATACGCCCTGCTCGGCGATCAGGGGCGGGCCGGGATCGTGGCGGGCCAGGCCTATGACGCGCACCGGCCCAAGGCGCAGGCGGCGCAGGGCGACGGCTGGAGCCAGTCGCCGGGCGGGGTGTGGACGCCGGGAGGTCTGGCGCGGCCACAGGGCGGCAACGGCGGATCCTACAGCTCGGACTGGTCGCCATGGTGATGACGGTGGCCGAGGCCTCGGCGTTCGACATGCTGGAGACGCTGACCGATGCGGGTCGGATCGGGCGGTTCACGCGCCAGCGGTTCGGCGAGATGGCGCGGCAGGTGTCCGAGGGCGCCGCCTTCACCCTGCGCGACGGCGAGGGGCGACTGATCGCCGTGGCCGGGCTGTGGCCCGAGGCGGACCATGCCGAGGCCTGGCTGGCGGTGGGGCCGGCCTTTCGCGCCAACCTGCGCGCGGCGATGGCGCAGCTGGGCGCGCTGCTGGCGGGCGTGGCCGAGGGATCGGGGACGCAGGAGGTCCGGCTCTATGTCGCCAAGGGGCGCGGCGCTGAGCGCGTTGCGGGGGCGCGGCTGGCCGCATGGTCGGGCTTCATCCGGTCAGGGGAGGAGGCGACGCCCCTTGGACCGGTCGAGGTCTATCGCCGCAACTTCGGAGGTCCGCGCCATGGCCAATAGGGTGAAATCGTTTTTTGGCGGCCGGACGCGCGACCAGAAGTGGGCGCAAATCAACGCCGAGAAGGCCCAGGCCGAACAGCGCCGGGCCGCCGAGGAAGAGAGCCAGCGCGTGCGCGCCGAGCGCGCAGCGTCGGGCCGCCTGATGCGCGGCGCGGGGCGTCGTCAGCTGAGCTGGCAGGGCAACGAGGCCGGGCTGGCCCCGACGCTGGGGGGCTGATCGACCGTGGCCGCCTGGAACGCCAAGACGATCAATGAACGCAGCGAGGCGGCCTTTCAGGCCCGCAAGGCGATGCAGCCCTATATCGAGCGGGCGCTGCAATACGCCATGCCGTGGCGCCATCCGCGCGCGAAGAGCGGCGCGATCTTCGAAGGGCTGTTCGACAGCTCGGGCCTGACCGGGGCGCACAAGTTCCCCGGCCGGGTGCAGATGGACGTGACCCCGCCGTCGCAGCGCTGGTATCAGCTGGAGGCCGGGCCTCTGGTGGCCGAGGAGCATCGAGAGCGCGTCAATCGTCAGCTGGATCTGGCGACGACGGTCTCGCACCGCATCCTGGACGCCTCGGGCTTTCACAAGGCGTCCAAGGAAAGCTACGCCGATCTGGGCATCGGCACCGGCGCCCTGCTGGCGCTGGAAGGCGACGACAACGAGATCATGCGCTGGCACGCCGTGCCGCCTTGGCAGTTGGGGATCGAGGAAGGCCCGTCCGGCCGGATCGACAACGTCTACTGGAAGCGGACCTATCCGGCCTGGCAGCTGCCGCGCCTGTGGAAGGAAGCCCGCTGGCCCGAGGCCATCGCGCGCAAGGTGCGCGAGGAAAGCCGCGATCCGGTGATGATGCTGCAGGCCAGCTATTACGACGTGGAGATCGCCGCCTGGCGCTACGCCGTGGTCTGCTGCGAAAGCGGCGGGTCGGGCGAGATCGTCGCCGAGTTCATCAACCGCACCAATCCGTGGAACGTCTTCCGCTGGTGGACGACGCCCGACAGCCCTTGGGGCGTCGGGCCGTTGATGCTGACGCTGCCGGACATCATGACCGCGAACAAGGCGGTGGAGATGATCCTGAAGGCGGCGGCCTATGCCTTGGCGCCGCCCCTGATGGTGGCGCACGACGGGGTGGTGAACCCCGACACTCTGCGCGTCGCGCCACACAGTCTGATCCGGGTGGCGCGCACGGGCGGCCCCATGGGGTCGTCCATCATGCCGCTGGAGATGAACGGCCGCGTGGATCTGGCCCAGCTGGCGCTGACCGACGTGCGCCAGTCGATCGCGCAGCACACCCTGAGCCGTCAGCTGCCGCCTGAGAGCGCCAGCGTGCGCAGTCCGACCGAGATCGTGGAGCGGATGCGGGACTTCGCCTTCGACACCGGCTCGGCGTTCGGCAGCCTGAACTATGAGTTCGTGCCCAATGTGGTGGCGCGGGTGCTGGACATCGCGGACCGCAAGAAGATCCCCGGCATGGATTTCGAGGCGCTGAAGATCGACCAGCTGGTGCTGCAGGTGAAGATCACCGGCCCGCTGGCCCGGTCGCAGTCGCTGGCCGATGTCGAGAGCGTGGCCCGCTATCTGGAGATCCTGAACGCCTTCCTCGGCCGCGAGGGCATGATGGCGGTCGCCAATGTCGAGGAGCTGCACCGGCTGCAGAGCCTGCTGGGCGCGCCGAACTGGATCAATCGCCCGGCGGCCGACCGCGAGAAGATGCTGGAAGCGCTGGGCGAGGCGGCGGCTTCAGGCGCGCCGATGCTCGAAAGCGACCCGGCCGGACAAGCTTCGCTGCAGCTAGTGGCCTGAAACAGGAGAACGACATGAGCCGCACAAACAGGATGATCGACGGCGATCAGGACCGTCTGCGCCAGATCGCGATGAACCACGCCGTCGACGTGACGGCCCCCATGAACCCTCATGACCCCAGCGCCACCAAGGCCCTGATTGCCCGCGCCGAGGCGATCGAGGCGTGGCTGAGACATGGCGGCGAGCGCGTCGAGGTTGGCACGACCCCGCTGAAGTTTGAGCCGTGAGCTGGTGGAGACCGAAATGGCTGACGGACTTCCTGCTGGATCAGGTTCTGGAGCCGCCGGCGGTGCTGCCGCCGATCGCGCCGGTTCAGACGAACCGTCGTCTGCTGGACGAGGTGTGCGACTGGGTGCGCGGCGGGTCGCGCGTGGACGAGGAGACGCTGGCGGCGATGACGCTGGCGGCCGAGGACGCGCGGCTGATCGCCGAGGCCTTCACCGGCTCGGACGGCGAGAAGCGGCTGATGATCCTGGCGCGAATGACGGTGCTGCGTCCGGCCGTGGATGTGACCCTGCCCGCCGGGACGCGCGACGCCTATGCCCAGCTGCGGCAGGGGCAGGACAGCATTTTCGCGGGCGTCGTTCGCTACCTCGACATTCACAACGCTCAGAAGAGGACCGAAGAGCATGAGCGATCCCAATCCGACCCCTACGCCCAGTTCAGCGCCCAGCCCGGCGACGAACCCGGATCCGACGACTGGAGCGCCCCCGGCGGTTACGACCCCGGCGGCCTCATCGGAGGGCGGTGAGCCCCCGACCGATCCCAACGCGCCGCCGGCGGATGGCCAGCCGGAAACGCCGCCGGAGCCGACGCCGGAAGAGGCGGCGGCGGCCGCGCGCGCGGCCGTGCCCGAGGCGCCCGACGGCTATGCGATCAACCTGTCGGACGATGCGCGCGAGAAGCTGGGACTGACGGACGGCGACCCGTTGGTGGCCGAGCTGTCCAAGTTCGCCCACGCCCAGGGCAAGCCCCAGGGTTGGCTGGACGACGTGATGGAAGGCGCGGCCGCCCTGGCCGAGGCGGGGCTGTTCGACGGCGGGTTCGATCCGGCCGCCGAGGCGGCGTCGCTGGGCGAGAACGCCGAGGGCCGCCGCCGCGAGGTCGAGCTGTTCGCCGAGAGCCTGAAGAGCCGCGGCGACATCGACGACGGCATGTTCGGCGAACTGATGAGCCTGTCGCCCACGGCGAACGGCGTGAAACTGATTGAGAAGATGAGGAGCCTCATGGGCCAGAACGGACAGATCCCGACGCCGAGCGGCGCGGAACCCAACAGCGCGGACGCGCTGAAAGCCAAGGCGCAGGAGATGGCGAAGGACCCGAAATACGGCCGAGACCGCCAGTTCACAGCCGAGGCCAACGCGGCGTGGGCGCTGGCCTATCCGGGAGCGCGCTGACCGCGTTGCGCCGTCGGAGGCGGTTCTAGCGTCCGTGATGTTCAACACCGGCGGCTCGCCGGCTCTTTCAAAGGAATGACCCGCGATGACCGCGAACATCAAGGAATGGTTCGTCCCGCGCTTCGAGACCGAGGTGCATCACGCCTATCAGCAGATGACGGCCCGCCTCGGCGACACTGTCTCGGGCGGCGCCACCTTCACCGGCGACAAGGCCTATTTCCCGCGTCTGGGCGCCGTCGAGGCCTATGACAGCCCCGACTTCGCCCGACTGGTTCTGGCCAACGCCGCCCAGGACTTCATTGAAGTCCAGGCCAACCCGAAGTTCATCGCCTTCGGCCTGTGGGATCCGCACAAGCACAAGTATTCGATCGCCACGGCGGTGGAATATGGCAAGGCGGCCGCAGGCGCGATCCGCCGCGCGGAAGACGACTGCATCATCGGCGCTCTAGCCGGGGCTGCGGCGAACGGCGTCAAGCAGATCGGATCGTCGGCCATGGAACCGATCACGTCCATCGGCTCCTACACCGATGTGGCGACGCTGGATGACGTGGCTGAGGCCATCGCCATCCTGGGCGGCAACGAGGCGTTTGAGGGCGAAGACGTGACCATCGCCACGCCCTTCCGTCAGAAGGTGCAGTTCGCCCTGGACCCGTTCATGGCGTCCAATGACGTCAAGGCCAACATGCCTTGGAACGATCTGAACTGGCGTCGTTCCGAACGCTTGACCCAGACGGTGGACGGCGAAGGCGTGGACCTGTTCGTCTATGCTCGCTCGGCCCTGGTGTCGGCCTACAACGACCAGCTGACCAAGATCGACGAACGCGACGGCGGGTCCCTGACCGACATCAACGGCTACTGGCTGCAGGTCGGGGCGGCCGCCCGCTCGGCCAAGGGCATCGTCCGCATCAAGTCGAAAAAGAACTTCAGCCTGTTCCGCGAGCCGACGCCGACGCGCGCGATCACCTGATCCCCGGCTCCTCCTGAGCCGACCTGGCCCGCGCTCCTGACCGGGCGCGGGCCGTTCTTTCTCGAGCGGGGCCGCCATGCCATTCACCGATCTGGATATCTGCAATCTGGCCATCGACCGGGTGTCGGGGGATCGCATCGACGCCCTGGACGAAGACAGTCCGCTGGGCGGCTTCTGCTTCGTCAACTATCCGCACAAGCGGGACTTTATCTTGTCGAAGTATCGCTGGACCTTCGCCAACGCCGTGGCCTTGCTGGCTCGCGTGGATCCGGCGGCCGATCCCAATGAGCCGCGCCCGTGCGAGCACAAGTTCGCCAAGCCGGGCGATCTGATCGGGGCGGTGCATGACTGGCGGGTCTCCGCCGATCCGGCCGCGTCGCGCGGGCGGCCCTATGTAATGGAAAGCGGCGGCTTCTTCTGGGCCGACACGGCGCCGCTCTACGTTGAATACACCGCCCTGCGCCGCGAAGAGACGTGGCCCGCGTGGTTCCGCCAACTGGTGGTGACGGCGTTCGCGGCGGACCTGGCCGACTTCTGCCAGTTGTCGACCAAGGCGCGGGAGCTGCGCGCCGAGGCCTGGGGCACCCCGCAGGAAAATGGCGAGGGCGGGCTTTACGCCAGCGCCCGTAATGAAGACGCGCGGCTGGCGCCGCAGCGCCAGTTGGTGTCCGGCGTGGACGCCGGGCCACTGGTTCAGGCGCGCTGGGCGGGCGGTTCGCCTTTCGCCGGGCGCAGCTGGGAGGTTCAGTACTGAGCCATGCCGCAGGAGATCCTGAGACAGTCCAACTTCAACGGCGGCGAGCTGTCGCCGCAAGCCGTGGGGCGGCGCGACCTGAAGGCGTATGCGTCGTCGCTGGCGCTGTGCGTCAACATGCTGCCGATGGCCGAAGGGCCTATCCGGCGTCGGCCGGGATTGAAGCATGTCGATCTGATCCGCAACCGGCTGGAGACGGTGCCGGTGACGCCTGAGATGTTGAGCGCGCCCAATGGCGGCGCGGGCGCTCAGGCGCTGACCGGCGACGGCATGGAGACCACGGCGGCGCTGGGCGCGGACGGCGGTTACGTCGTGCTGGAAATCGACTTCGGCGCGCCGGTCGAGGTGGGCATGGTCGATTTGATCGACTTCCTGATCAAGGCCCCGAGCGGCGGGGGCGGCGGCGGAGGCGGCGGCGAGTTGGACCCGCTGCCGGATCCGACCCCGCCGCAGTATCCGTGGGACCCGCCATATCAACAGCAGGTCATCCTCCAATGAGCGTCCCTGTCACCCTGCCGAAGGAAATGGCGCTGCAGTATCAGGACGGCGCCGGACAGTGGGTCACGGCGGCCCGGTGCGACGCGGGCTCGGTGCTGCGCACCCGGCGTCTGGCCTTGCCGCCGGGGCGGCAGGTCGCGGCCCGCCGCTGGCGGATCGTGCGGCTGCACGCCGACCCGGCCGCGCCGGTCGATCTGGGGGCGGCCGTGGTGCGCCTGACGCGACTGGAGGTCCGGCGCGAGACGGCGGAGCTGTCGCCGTTCCGGCGTTGGGCCTTCGACTTCGACACCGGCGAGCAGCGCTATGGGCTGGTGGCGACGGACGGCAATGTCGAGGTCTATCAGCGCGGGGTCCGCGTCGCCTCGATCGCCTCGCCCTATACGGCGGACCGCGTGCCGGACGTGAAGCGGGCGCAGGTGCTGGACACCCTGCTGGCCTTTCATCCCGACGTGCCGCCCTATCGGTTCGCCCGCCAGGGGGCGCACAGCGAATGGGACAGCCGCCCGCAGGCGTTCGAGAACATCCCCAGGTTCGACTATGACGGCACCCGCGCCGGAGGGATCAGCGAGGTGCAGCAGCTGTCATTCGCCGACTTTGTGAACGGCGAGACGTTCAATCTGACGCTGGAGGGCCAGACGACCGGGGCCATCGCCTATGACGCCAATATGACCACGCTGGCGGCGTCGGTCGCGGCGGCGATGAACGCCCTGGACAATGTGGGCGCCAATGGGGTGGCGGTGACCAGCCCGTCGGACAAGGTGCTGCGCATCGCCTATCAGGGCAAGAACCGCAATGAAGACGTGGGCGAGATCGTCGCCCAGGTGCTGATTTCTGAGAAGGGCATCGTGCGCACCGCCACGGTGACGCAGGGCAAGGAAGGCGGGGAGCCGGTCATCAGCGATACGCGCGGCTGGCCCTCGGCCGGCGTCTTCTTCGACAGCCGGTTGTGGCTGGCGGCGCCGCGATCGCGGCCGCAGACGATCCTGGCCAGCCGCAGCGGCTTCTTCTTCGATCTGAACATCAAGGGGGGCGAGGCCGACAAGGGGATCAGCGTGGATCTGGCGACGGATCAATCGACGCGGATCCTTAACCTGTTCGCCGGGCGCCACCTGCAGGTGTTCAGCCAGTCGGCCGAGTTCTTCTGCGCCAGCCAGCCGATCACGCCGCCGCCGGCGTTTCCGCGCACGTCGAGCGTGGGTCTGGCGCCGGGGACGCCGCTGCTGGAGATGGAGGGCGGGACGCTGTTCATCCAGGCGGGCGGCGACACGGTGGCCCACTTCGCCTATGAGGACGGGGCGCAGAGCTATGTCGCCACGCCCCTGTCGAGCTATGCGCCGCACCTGACCAAGGGCATCGTCGCCGGGGGCTTCCGGCGACACCGATCCACGTCCGAGCCGAACCTTGCGCTGTGGATCCGCGCCGATGGGACCGCGACGGCCATGGCGGCCATCCTGTCGCAGGACGTGCTGGGTTTTGCGCCGTGGACGACGGACGGCGCCTTCGTCGAAGCCGGGGGCGAGCTGGCCGGCGACCTGTATGTCGGGGTGCGCCGGACCTCGGCGGGCGTGGAGCGCCATCGGCTGGAGGTGTTGTCCGACGCCCATATGCTGGACGCCTCGGTGCGGATCGAGGGGCCCGCCGCCGAGATCACCGGACTGGATCATCTGGAAGGGCGCACGGTGGCGCTTTACGTCGATGGCGCCGATGAAGGCGACGCCGTGGTCACGGGCGGGCGGGTCGTCCTGCCCTATCCCGCCGAGCGGTGCGCCGAGGCGGGGTTGCTGTTCACGCCGCGCGGGCGGCTGTTGCCCATGGTGCTGGAGCAGGATCCGCGCGGCGGGGCGTCGATGCGCGCGCGCGTCGGCGAGGTCGCCCTGCGGCTGGGGCCGACGGCGAACCTGCGGCTGGGCATGACCGGCAAGAAGCTGTGGCCGGTGAAGCTGAAGCGGCGGGGTGGCGCGGGCGCGCAGGCGGCGTTGCTGGACCACGGGCCGGGCGAGGATGCGTTCGAGGGCTGGACGCGGGTTTATCCGATCCCAGGCTTTCAGGACGACGCCCAGATCGACTGGGAGCAGCCGCGTCCTGGGCCGCTGGAGATCCGCGAGGTGGTTGTCACCGTCCAGTCCTGACGGCGCCCGGCGAACGGGGCCTGACGGAGGTTCGGCATGCAGGCGGTGATGGCCTTTTCCAGCAAGGCGGCGAGCTTCGCCTCGACGGCGTTCAGCAAGGGCAAGGCGGCCATGGCCGCCAAAGGCGGCGGCGACGGCCCCAGCGGCAAGCAGCTGGGCGGCATGAGCCGGGGCGTCTCGGCGGTCGGATCCCTTATGGAATACGCAGGCGCGCGCCAGCAGGCGGCGTCGATGGACCAGAGCGCGCGCGACGAGGCCATGGCCGCGCGCGGCGAATACATCCAGGCGGCCGAAAAGGTCAGCGCCATCGACAGCGAATATAACGCCCTGGTCGGCCAACAGCTGGTGGCGGCGTCGAGCATGGGCATCGACGCCGGATCCGGCAGCGTGATCGCAGCGCGCGAGGCGGCGCAGACCGAGGCGGACCGCGAGCGCACCATCATCCGCAACTCGGCCGAGACCAATGCGCGGCTGCGCTATGCGCGGTCGCTGAACCTGCGCGAGGCCGCCAAGAACGCCCGGTTTGGCGCGACGCTGAAACTGGGGATGGATGTCAGTCAGGCCATCTTCGGAGGGCGCTGAACATGGCGCGCAATCCGTTCCCGACTGGAGATTTCGGCCGCCGCGTCAGCGATGCGCCGATCGGCATGGACGTCGGCGCCCCGGCCGCCGGCGCGGCGGCAGGCGTGGCCGAGGCGGCCAAGGGGGTGGCCCGCCAGCTGGGCGCCATGGCGGACCGCAGTCTGAAGCGCGAGGGCGAGCGGGATGCGGGCCGCGCCATCACCGCCGCCGGGCAGTTCGGCCAGGAGGTTCAGCTGCGTCAGGGCTTCGGCGTGGATGATCAGGCGTTCAACGCCATCGCGCGCGAGCATCTGTCGACACGCCGGATCACCGCCTATGCCGAGGAGATCGACAAGGCCGAGTTGGCCAGCCCGGACAGCGAGGCGGGGTTCACCGAAGCGCGCGGGGCGGTGCGGCAGGCGTTTCGCGACAAGGCGACGGGCGACCCGCTGATCGACGCGGAGTTCGAGCGGCAGGCGACGCTGGTCGATCAGGCGGCCCTGCGGCGCGTGCGCGCAGGTCAGGAGAAGGCCCGCATCAGCATGGCGCGCGGGGCGATGACCGAAGCGGCTTCGGTCGGGGAAACCCTGATCGGCCAGGCCATCGCCTCGGCCGGGTTCGATGACGCCGGGGCGACCCTGATCGCGGCGAACCTGACGGAATACACGGCCAAGATGGCGCGCTTCGGTCCGCGTGAAGCCTTCAGCATCGGCGGCGTAGAGTTTGCGGCGGATCCGAACCGCTCGGCCGCCATGTCGGTCGAGGAGCTGGCGCGGCATCTGGATCAGGTTCAGGCGCGCACCCGCAGCACCTGGCTGACGACGGCGGTGGATCAGGCCCCCGACGCCGCGACGGCCCAGGCGATGGCCGGTCAGATCGAGGAACAGTGGGCGGCGGGCAATCCGGCCTTCGTCGGCCTGTCGGCGGCGGACTTCGCCCAGGTCCGCGCGCGCAATGAGGCGAGCGTCAACCGCAAGGTCAACGGCGAGGGCGCGGCTCAGAGGGCGGCCGGCCAGCAGCTGCTCGACTGGATGACGGCGGCCGAATACGGCGGGGATTACGACATCGCCCAGATGCGCGCCCTGGCGCAGGCGTCGGGCGATCCGGGCCTTGTCGCCCGGGTCGAGTTCGGCGAGCGCCACGGTTTCGGCGTCACGCCCGCGTCGCTGCGCAGCGGCGGGGGGCCAGTCGGCGGCGGTTTCGACGGCTGGGTGGACTTCCTGCTGGACGAGCTGGAGGGCGGCGGCTTCGTCGGCGACGACAACGGGGCGGGCCGCGCCCAGTGGGGGATCACCGAGCGCAGCCATCCCGAGGCCTGGTCGGACGGCAAGATCGACCGGAACGAGGCGCGAGCCATCTATCGCCAATATTGGGCGGACGTGGGCGGCGACACCCTGCCGCCCGCCCTGGCGCACGCGGCCGCCTCGGCCGCCGTGGTGGCGGGGCCAGGCAATGCGCGGCGCTGGCTGGCGGCGAGCGGCGGCGATGTCGAACGCTTTCATGACCTGCAGCTGGCGCATTTTGAGAAGCTGGCGGCCGACAATCCGGCGAAATACGGGGCGTCGCTGAACGGATGGCGCCGTCGCGACGGGTTGTCGCGGGCGCAGTCGCGGCGGGTGACGGCTCATGAGCGGGCGGCCGAGGGCTATGCGTCGGACCCGATCGGGTTTGCGCGCGGCAACAGCAAGCGCGACGCCATGGTCGCCATGCCGGAGTTCGACATCAATCGCGTGGTCGCGGGCGGAGCGGAGGCGGGCGCCTTCCTGCGCGACCGCCTGGCGGTGGGCCGCCAGCTGAACGCGCGCAGCGGCGTCCCGGTCGCTGTGTTCGACAAGGCCGAGCTGGCCACCATCAAGGAGCGGATCGAGGCGGACCCGGCCGCCGTGGTCGGCCTGGTGACGACAGCGGCCCAGACGCCGGGCGTCGGATCCGAGGGGGTGCGCGTCATCCTGGGGCAGCTGGGCATGGCCGGCACAGCCTCGGCGGACCTGCATCTGGGCTGGCTGGCGAGCGATCAGCACACGCGCAACATCGCGGCCAAGGTGATCCAGGGTCGAGCCCTGCGGGCGTCGGGCGCCAAGGATGTCGCCTTTGAGACGGGACAGGAGGGCATCCCCGACGTGGCGCGCCGCCTGGCGCCTGTGTTCGCCATGCAGCCGGACCTGTTCGCCGTGGCCCAGGCGACGGCCCGCGACATGGCCATCGCCGATCAGGCGCGCGGCCAGCTGCAAAGCGCCGAGGCCTATATGAACAGCGCCCTGGGCGCGACGCGCGCGGGCGGCCATCTGTATGGCGGGGTGGCCCGCGTGAACGGTGCAGGGACGCTGGCCCCGACCTGGCTGAGGGCCGACTATCTGGACGATGCGCTGGAGATCGCCGCGACCCTTTGGGAGGCGCAGGACGCGGGCCCGGTCTATTCCAACGGCCAGCCGATCCCGGCGCGGGTGCTGAGGAACTATCGGCTTAAGGCTGCGCCCAACGGGCGGTATCGCCTGGTCAATACGGCGGGCGAGGAGCTGCCCGCCCGAACTGGCCGGGCGTTTGAGTTCAACATCGAAGCCGACAGCTTCCGCGACGTGCTGCGCCGCCGCCTGCCCGGCGCCGTGCTGGGGAGCCGCTGATGCCGCCTCAGTCCTGGACGTTGATGCGCGACTATGAAGCGCCTGCGCCGCTCAAGGCGCCCACGGCCCCCGTGCCCTTCTGGGATACGGTCAACCGCAACATGGTGGACGCGGGCCAGACGCGCCGGGCGGGCGCGCGCGAAGAGGCCTATTTCGCGCGGATGTGGGATCGCCACCGCGAGGCCGAGCGCCTGTCGGGGCAGAAGCTGCCTCTGTCGGACACGCTGAACGGCGAGCCGACGGACCGGCGGGACGGTCTGAAGCGGTTGATGGACCGGGTGATCCCGGCCGACCGCATCAATGCGGCCCTGCTGGGCAGGCCAGGCTCCCTGACCGACGAAGACTATGAGGCGCGGCTGGAGCAGCTGAGGGCGCAGAACCCCGACGCCTTCGCCGGGATCCGCACGCGCGACGAGATCCTGGCCGATCTGGACGCGGACCTGCGCGGGATCCGGCGGAGGGCGGACGAGGCCTCGCAGGGGCTGAGCGGGGGCGCGGCGGCCTTCGTCGGCCAGACGGCCGGGTTTTTCCTTAGCGATCCCGGCCAGGTCGGCGTCGCCGTCGTGACGGGCGGCGCGGGCGCCGGGCGGCCCCTGCTGACGCGGATGGCGGCGCAGGCGGCGGCGGGCGCCGGGGCCGAGGCGCTGGAGATCGGCGGCCGGATCGCCGACACCCGCTATGGCGGGCCGGAATATACGGCGGCCGAGGCGGCGCTGGACCTGACCTTCGCCGGGGCGGCGGGCGCGGCGTTCGAGGGGCTGGCCTCGGGCGGCAAGGCGGCCTGGCGCGCCACGGCGTCGCGGCTGGCGCGCTCGGAGGATCCGGCCGAGCGCGGGCTGGCGGACCAGATCGAGCGGCTGTTGGCCGACGAGGCGGTGCTGGCGCAGGCCGACGACTTCGACGGCGCGCGCGCGGCTCTGGCCAAGGGCGATGCACGGCCCGTCGTTGAGCCGGAACGCGATCTGGACAGCCTGTTCGCAAATCAGTCGGACGGGCCGGTGTTGCGCGGTGTTGCTGGTTCGCAACCTGAAACCGCGACAACGGCGCCCGGCGCGCTGAATTCGGCCGATTACATGGGGCGGACGATCTGGAGCGGGCGGTTCGACCCCATGACGGTCGAGGCGGACGCGGCCCGGTTCCAATACAAGGGCGACGGCGACCTTGAGGGGGTGACGGGCCGCCTGCGCGGGGTCGAGCGCTGGGACGCCACGGCCAGCGGCAAGGCGATCCTGTTCGAGGACACGGATGGGCGCATCTTCGTCGCGGACGGCCATCAGAGGCGCGGGCTGGCGCGGCGGCTGGCCGAACAGGGGTGGGACGACGCGCGGCTGGACGGCTATCTGTTCCGAGCGTCGGACGGCTGGAGCGCGCGCGAGGTGCGCGTGGTCGCCGCCCTGAAGAACATCCGCGAAGGGTCCGGCGCCATCATGGACGCGGCCAAGCTGTTCCGCGAGGCGCCCGGCGCGCTGAGGGACCGCAGCCTGCCGGTGACGGGCGAGTTCATCCAGCAGGCGCGCCAGCTGGCCAGTCTGTCGGATCCGGCGTTCAGGGCCGTGGCCAACGGCGTCATTCCCGAACGATACGGGGCGGTGCTGGGCGAGGTGGCCGGGGACCGGCCGGACCTGCACGGGGATCTGATCGACCTGATCCGGCGCGGCGAGCCGGGCTCGGCCGATGGGGCGCGCGCCCTGATCCACGAGGCGATGCTGGATGACTTCATCGCCAGCGACGGCGTGCAGATGGATCTGTTCGGCGGCCTGCCGCGCGAAAGCACGGTCATCGCGCGGGGCCGGATCCGCGAGGCGGTCATGCGGTCGTTGCGCAAGGATGAGCGGACCTTCGCCGCCCTGGTCAAGAACGCCGATGCGGTCGAGGCGGGCGGCAATGTGCTGGCCCGATCCGACAATGAGGCGCGGCTGGCGCTGGACCGCGCGGCGCAGGAGCTGGTGTCGCGGCTGTCGCTGCGATCCGGCGAGATCGGCGAGGCCTTCGCCGAGGCGGCGGCCGCCGTGACAAAAGGCGAGGCCACGGCGGCGGGCGCCGCCAAGGGCCTGACGCAGCGGATCCGGAACGCGGTCAAGGCGGGCGACCTGCTGGAGCTGGAGCGCAAGGCGGTGATCGACCCCGACGCGCCGTCGCCCCAGGCGGTGAAGGCGGCCGAGGCGTTCGACCAGCCGGGCGGGCGTGGGCAGGCGGATCAGATCCCGCCCAAGCCTGAGGACGCCGAACTGGAGGCGGGTGGATCTCCCGGCCTGTTCGACGATCTGCCGACCGACATGCCCGAGGAGCGGGCGCTGAACGTGCTGAGGGCCTGCGCGCCCGGAAGGGGCTGAGATGGCCGATTTTCGATCCTGTATCGTGGACCACGCCGCCAAGGGCGAGATCGACGCCGAGACGGCGCAGCTGGCGCAGGACGCCTATGACGACGCCTTCGCCAGCGCGTCTGAGACGCTGGGGCCGGTGGACGCCGATCGGGCGGCGGCCGATGCGGTGATGGCGCGGCTGGAGGCTGAGGCGATCGAGGCGCGCCGCCGCCGCCAGCTGTCGGTGCGGACGCGGCGGGCGGCGCTGGAGACGGTGGCGGGGCTGAAGGCGCGGCGCGGCTATGACGGGGTGAAGGCCATGGGCGGCGGCGAAGGATCCGGCCGCTCGCCGAAAGACGGCTGGGTGCAGGGCGGCAAGCCGCCCGGCGAAGGCCCCGGCAGTCGCGGCGCGCTGGCGGCGATGGGACTGAAGCGCCTGATTGAGAACCGGCCGGGCCTCGGTGGCGCGCCGGGACCGTCGATCGAGGGGCGGTATCGGTCGGTGCGCGGGTCATTCGACGCCGGCATGGCCGACCTGATCGAAAAGTTCGAGACGCGCACCGGGCTGGATCAGCCGGGCAAGGCGGGGGCGAAGCGCGCCACCCTGGACAATGTCGTGCGCGAAGCGTTCGGCGAAGACACGGGCGACGTGGCGGCCAAGGGGTTGGCGGAAGCCTGGGCCGGGACGGCCGAGCGGGCGCGGCACATGTTTAACGCAGCGGGGGGCGCCATCGGCAAGATGGACGGCTGGGGCCTGCCGCAGGCGCATGACGGCGCGCGCGTGCGGGGCGAGGGAAAGGCGGCAGATCGTGACGCCTGGGTGGCGTCGATCCTGCCGCGCCTGGATCGGACGAAGATGGTCGACAAGGTGACGGGGGAGCCGTTCACCGAACGCCGCCTGAAGGCGGTGCTGGGCGAGGTCTGGGCGACGATCGGCAGCGGCGGCGCCAGCGGGCGCCAGCCCGGCGCCGGTCTGGGCAAGGGGGCGCTGGCCAAACAGCGCAGCGAGGCGCGGTTTCTGGCGTTCAAGTCGGCCGACGACTGGATGGCCTATCAGGCCGAGTGGGGGCAGGGCGACGCCTTCCAGACCATGATGGGCCATCTGGACGACATGGCGCGCGACATCGCCCAGATGCAGATCCTGGGCCCGAACCCGGCGCATCAGTTCGAGTGGCTGAGAAACTTCGCCCAGCGCGAGGCGGCGCTGGAAGAGCTGAACGGCGTCAAGGGGGCGGTTGATCGGGCCAAGGGGCTGATCGGCGAGGCCGAGCGGATGATGGCGCATTTCAACGGCGACCTGAACACGCCCGCCAATGTGAAGATCTCCAACGCCGGCGGTGCGGTGCGGGCGGTGCTGACCGGGACGATGCTGGGCAGCGCCATCCTGGGCGAGCTGGGATCGGGGCCGATCCTGGGGCGGATGACGCGCGGTTTCATGGGGTTGAGCCGCAACGGCGACATGGCGCAGTTGGGCCGCCTGCTGGCCGATCCAGCCGAAAGGGCCATGGCGCGGCGGACGGGCTTCATCATCGAGCAGGCGATGGACGGGTTCGTGCGGGCCAGCCACGACAACCTGCGGCTGATGACCGTCGGAGCCAAGGCCGAGGGCGGGATGAACGCCTTTGCGCGGCGTCTGCCCGCCGGGGTGATGCGGATGCAGGGGCTGACCGGCCTGATCGCCGCGCGCAAGCGGTCGCTGCGGTTCGAGATGATGGGCCACCTGCACGAAGTGCGGGACCGCTCGCTGGCGGACCTGAAGGGCGGCGCGCCGCAGGATCAGGCCCTTGCGCGATGGCTGGACGCGCGGGGGTTCACCGAGGCCGACTGGGCCGTGATCCGGTCCACACCTGCGTTTCAGCCGCGCGAAGGCGCGGCCTTCATCCTGCCCGGCGATGTGGCGCACCCCGAGTTGGGGCTGCGGCTGGCCGAGGCGATCGAGATGGAGACGCGGTTCGCCTCGCCCGAAGGGACGCTGGAGACGCGATCCTTCTATACGACCGCGCCGCCGGGCAGTTTCTGGGGCGAGCTGCAGCGGTCGTTCGGCATGTTCAAAGGCTATTCGGCGACCATCTGGACGCTTTACAGCCATGAGATCGCCCTGCAGGCGCGGGCCAGGGGCGGGAACGCCGCCCTGGATGCGGCGGGCATGGCGGCCCAGGCGGTGATCTTTCTGACGCTGGGCGGGGCGCTCAACATCCAGCTGCGCGAAATGGCCAAGGGCAACGACCCTCGGCCGATGGACGATCCGAAGTTCTGGGGCGCATCGCTGGCGCAGGGCGGAGGCCTGGGGATCTTCGGCGACTTCCTCTATGCGGCCGAGGCGCGGAACGGGAAGTCGGCGCCGGTGACGGCGGCGGGGCCGATCGGTCAGCTGGTCAGCGACGGCTGGGATCTGACCGGGGGCAATGCGATCGAGATCGGCAAGGGGTGGCTGGCCGACGACAAGACCTTGGGCCAGGCGGTCGCCGACGCCAATGTAGGCCGCGACGTGAGCGGGGTGCTGCGCAACTACAATCCCCTGTCCAGCCTGTGGTGGTCGCGGGCCGCCTGGAACCGGGCGGTGATGGATAACGTCCAGCGCGCGCTGGACCCCGAGGCGGAGGAGGCGTTCGAGCGGCGCCGTCGCCGGATGGAGCGCGAAACCGGGCAAGGCCAGTGGTGGGAACAGGGCGGCGCGGCCCCGAGCCGGACGCCGGATCTGGCGCTGATGGGCGGGCGCCAAGACTGACCGCCCGGCCGCGTTGCGCCGTTCGGGCGCGGCTGATGATGCAGTCATGGCGGCATTACCTGAAAACGATCGGCTGGCCGGTCCCTATATCGCCGAGGCCGGGCAGACGGATTTCGCGGCGGACTTTCCCTTGATCAAAGGTCAGGGCCTTTGCGCGCAGATTGAGCGCGCAGGCGCCGTGATCCGTTTGACCGGCGCGCAGCTGGACGCGATCGATCCGGGCGAGAGCGGGTTCACCTGTCGTCTGTCGCGTCCGGCGATGGAAGGTGATCGCGTCTGGATCTTCTCTCTACTTCCGACAGCGCGAGACAGGACGCATGCGCCGAACGGCGCTGTGCGGACTCAGACTCTGGAAGGGGACGCGGAAGAGTTACAGGCTCAGCATCAAGAGGTCCGCCGTGATATCGGGCGCGCCGTCCTTGCTCCCATGGGCGAGCGCGATCTGGAACTGCCGATCGCCTCGCGTCGGTCTTTACGTTACCTGGCCTTCGACGCAGCGGGCGCGCCCATAGCGTCGCCGGGACCGACGCCGGGCGACACTCCCATGACGGACGCCGGGCGTCAGTTGGTCGCGGACGCCGATTTCGACGCCATGCTTAGCCGTCTGGGCGGCGATCAGGCCGAGAAGGTGGCTGTGACGTCGCTGGACCGGATGCTGGCGGCGCCCGCCTACAGTCTGGCGCGGTCGGAGCGCGGGCGGGTGGACGCGCTGCGCGGCGTGCCCGATCTGGCGATGGCGCGCGCCGGGTCGGTCGATATCTCCCCCTATGTGCAGGCAGTGTTCGACGAGTTCGGGCCGGTCGACGTCTGGCTCGACGGCGGGACGTTCCGTTGGGGCCAGACGGTGACCCTGCCCGAGGGCGGCTATCTGAAAGCCGAGGGCGGCAAGGCGCTGATCCGGCCGCTGGCGGCCCTGGGGGCGTGCACCGATCCTACGGGCGGTTTCGCCATCAGGATCGCCCGCTCCTACTGCGGCGTGCGGGGCCTGCGCTGGGACGGCACGCTGGCTGGGCAGGCCGGGGCTGTCGTCATCGACTGCGGCCAGATTACAGGCGTGCCCGGTTCCGGGATCGTTCACGACGTGGTGGCGTCGGACATGGAGGCCGACGACATGGCCGCCCTGGTCTGGGATCGTGGCTCAGGCGGCGGCACGGCCAACGTCGGGCGTCACTATGTGACGTGGGTGCAGAACAACGTCGCGCGTCGGCAGCGCGGCCCGGCGTTCCGACTGCGCCATGGCCTGGGCCACCTGAACTACAACGGCGAACGCAAGAACATCGTGGGCTTCCAGGGCAGCAGCAGCCCTAACCACGCCGCGCTGGACGCGGACTTTTCCGCCCTGTCCGCCCTGGCGGATGCGGGCGGGTTGGTCGCGCTGGTGGTGGTCGAGGGCGAAGGGCCGGGTCCGAGCCAACAGCATGGGATCAAGGTGCATCACGCGGCGGCGGTGTTCATCGAGACCGGGTGCTATTTCGACGGTCTGGGCGGTTCGGGCGTGGACCTAGAAGACTGCCGCTTCATCGTTCCGGGCCATATCACGGCAGCCTACTGCGACCGCCACGCCTTCCGCTTCAAGAATGTATTCGGCGTGCAGGGCGGCCAGTTTCACGCCATCGGCCGCCAGGGCCTGCCCGGATCAACGGCCGGGATGGACGCCTTCCGCATGGAGGGGGACTGCTCTGTCTTCGAAGTCCAGGGGATAATTTCCGACGGGCCAACCGGTCACGGGCTGAACCGCCTCGCGGGGCTGGGCGCCAACAGCATCGGGCGAGTGCGGGCTGAAAACGGCGGCCGCCGCGCCATCCAGCTGGGCGGCGCCGGCGGCTCTTTCATGATCTCCAGCGCCTCGGCGAACAACAACAATCTGACCAGCGTCGACGCCACGCCGAACTGGGAGACCACCTCGGCCTTCGACAAAATCATGAACTACCAGCTGCCCTCGGGCGCCGTCGTGGACGTCACGACGGTGAGCACGGGCTGAGGACGCATCATGCCCCGTTTCATCTATCAGCCCAGCACCAGCCCGGACCCCGACGCCGATGCGATCAGCGGCGTCGAGGTGGACGCGGTCCGCTGGACCGGAACTGAGATCGAGGGCGGCGCGCCGCCCTGGCTGCCTGCGCCGACCACCACCTTGGACCTGAGCGCGCAGCGCGACACCGGCGTGGACGGCCAGGGCAACCTGCTGATCCAGACGCCCAACGGCCTGCTGCGGGCCGAGCCCGGTTCGTGGGTGGTGCGCCGGATCGAGGGCCAGTCCGCGATCCTCAGCCTGTGCGCCCAAGGCCCCTTCACGCGCTTCTATCGGCCCGTCGTCTGA